CCTTTTAATCCCTCCAAAATATCATGCATCATGCCGTCAGTAACATTTTCGAGAGATACCAAGTCAGATACAATATCTTCCATGTTCCTCAGTTCAGTTGGCTTATAAAAGTATTTAATGAATGAAAGCTCATAGCCTATTTTTACACTTTTCTCATCTATCCAAGCATCAGCAGCATACGGTTTCACTTCGTCAACCAAGAACTGTTCTATGCCACCATTATATGTAAAAGGAATGATTTCTGTACTTCTTAATTCCGAGTCAGCCTCGCCCTTTACTGGTTTTGCAGAACGATCTTTCTCGGTAATATATGGACGCACTTTCTTTAGAATTGCTGCTTTCAGCTTTGTTGCCTTCGAAAACGCTTCCCAATCATCTAACGGCGTTCCTTCCGGCAGTTTGTCAATAGCAGCCTTATATGTTTTTAGTTCATCGTCTTTCTTAAACACACCAGCCGGTATTCTATTTTCAGGATGCACCATAAGTCTCAAAGGACGTTCAACTGTAACAGACCAGAAACCAAATTCCTCGTTATTGAATATCTTACTTACCTCGTTTTCTTCCATTTCAAGGAACAGACGCATAATTTCAGATCTTATCTCAGCAGTGAATTCGCAGTTTTTCTTTCCCATATTTTTGCGCAATGGAGACTTCATAGAAGATGCGTCTATAAGCTGAATCTTTCCTCTACGATGTTCCTCTTTTTTATTCGTTAAAATCCAGATATAGGTTCCCAGTGGAGTGTTGTAAAACATATTATCTGGCAATGCGATAATAGCTTCCACTAAATCGTTTTCAATCATAAAACGTCTCGCATTGCTTTCGCCGCTGCCTGCGTCTCCGGTAAACAACGATGATGCATTGTGAACTTCGGCTATTCTACTTCCAAGAGCTGTATCCTTCTTCATCTTAGCAATATTGTTCAGCAGAAACAGCAGCTGGCCGTCGCTGGTACGCGGGATCATCGGCATAACCTCGCCGCCCTCCAGATAGGTGTTGAAGCGCGTGTCGAGAATTTCTTTCTTACCGCCCATCTTCTCGGCATCGGTCTTCCAGCTCTTTCCGTAGGGAGGATTTGAGAGCATGAAGTCAAACTGACGGGAGGCATGCTGGTCATCAGAAAGCGTGGAGCCGTACATGATGTGCTCGGCCTCTTCACCATCACCCTTCAGCAGCATATCCGCTGTGCAGATGGCGTAAGTTTCCGGATTGATTTCCTGCCCGAACAGATGAATTGCGACTTCCTTACCGCGTCTCTTAGCCAACGTCAAAAGTCTGTCCTGAGCGACGGTGAGCATTCCCCCCGTACCGCAGGCTCCGTCATAGCAGGAATACGAAGCGTCCTTGATCTTGTCAGCAATCGGCATGAACACAAGGTCAGCCATGAGCTCGACAACATCACGAGGCGTCCAGTGTTCTCCGGCTTCCTCGTTATTCTCCTCGTTGAACTTACGGATCAGCTCCTCAAAGATGGTACCCATGCCGTGGTTATCAAGGCCGGGATGCTTGAGGATCGTCTTTGCTTCATCCTTATAAATCGGATTCGGACTCAGGTTGATATCAGAAGATGTGAACTTCTCAATAACCGCACCAAGAATATCCGCATCCACCATCGTGTCGATCTGATTACGGAACTTGAATTTATCCAGAATCACCTGAACATTGGGAGAAAACCCGTCAAGATATGCTTTAAAGTCAGCTTTCAAAGTCTGAGCTTTGGAGCGACTGGTCAAATCCTTCAAAAGGAAGGGAGACGCATTACAGAAAGCCTGTCCAGCTGCATTGCACAGTGCAGGCCACTGGTTATCGATTTTTGCAGCATCCAGCTGCTTCTTCATTGCCAGCACTGCCGGTTTTGTCTCTTCCAGCATGGCATCGAGACGACGAATAACCGTCATCGGCAAAATAACGTCACGATACTTGCCGCGCACATACACATCGCGCAGGCAGTCGTCTGCGATTCCCCATATAAAACTCACTATCTGATTATGAACCTGATTGTCCATCACATTTTCCTCCGTTTGCCACTCTATATTTTCATTCTATAAATCTGTTATCCCATAAATCGGACTCACTCAGCATCCTGTTCTTCTTTCTCAGGCACGTTATCATCGGATGCTCCGCCGGAGCGAATCCAATCATCGACTTCGGATAGTTTGAATTTCCAGAGTCTGCCGACTTTATACGCAGGCATATTCCGTTTTGAAATCCACTGCAAAATAGTCTCTCGTCCAACACCGAGATATGCCTGTACATCTTTTAATGTTACCCATTTTTCAACTTGCAGCTGATCGCTCACTTTATTACCTCCATCTTTAAGAGTTCTTCCTTTTGAACTTTACATCTATATCTATATCGAACATTCGACTACCGGGATAACAGTCATTGTCATCGCTGTCTACCATGATCCAATGGCAAGTCGTATGCCCTTCAAATGGTCTGAGCTCAATGACTGTGGAGATTTCCACACCGGTTTTCGGTTGCGTCTCCGGTATTTCAATGTAGTTGCTTTCTGCCCGTGGCCTTATCTCATCATGATTGGAAAGATACAGCTTTCGACCATGCCAAGTTTGCGTGCCCAGATTAGAGAATTTCCACGTTATCGTCAGCTTCTCATACATGAAACCGGAATAGCTTCTCTTGTGATCCGGCTTGATGTACACCGTGTCGTCCGGGTACAGAGACGATATGTGGTGAAAGGAACTGGTCTCCTGTTCTGGTTCCTCCAAAAGCTGCTGATAGGTCATTGCCACAATATCCGCAGCGTCTTCCTTGTCGCTATCTATAAAGGCTTTGAACTGAACCGCAAGTGCTCTTCGGAGTGCTTGCGGATTTTTTTCTGCCGTGGGAGGTATTCCAAAGGCAAGCATTACAGCGCCGTACTTATTCTTGTCGATGATCTTTTCAAAATATGCGCACAGGCCATCCTCATTAAAAGTCTTAAAAGAAGCCTTCAGGTCTGGAGACATCTTTCTCGACCCGTCATAGAGCTTGCGTTCCAAGGGCACATCGTCTGACTTTAATCTATCACCCTGCTTGTGCGAGAAATAATTACTCCCTGCTTCAATAAAGCAGAAGGAGACAAAGATCCCGTTGTTCTTCCGGCTCGGAAAATACATCTGTGATGCCGTGTTCGGAAATATCCGGCTGAAATATTCATTTAATTCCAATCGAATACCTCCCCTCAAATCTTGTCTTATGTTTTGTCCTATGTGTCTCACGTTACCGGTCAGGCCGTCTCATTACGCCGTGCGAAACTAATAATAGGCAGGGCAAAGAAAGCGGAAAGCCGACAATGCGAGACCTTAACTATTTAATTATACACAGAAACACGGTCTCTGTCAATAATAGTTGGTTATAAACTCACATAAACCGACAAAGAACCACTTCATTGTTCCGCCTCACCAAAACCTTTGGATACATCCCCTGATCAAGGATGAGTTCAGTTTTCAAGGGTGGTGCAAATAACGCAGCTGACTTCTGAACGGAAGGCTGAGCAGGAAGGAGATGAAAAACGTGACTAAAGACGAACGCGAGAATTGGATTATCAATATCGAGAACACCGCATCTACGATCAGCTCCCAATTGGGATCAGCTGTAGTTGACGGAGTATTCCAGCGATACGGCGCTCACAGCGTCGAAGACCTAAATCCGAGTGATCTGCCAGACGTATTCAGCGAATTATACGCCATCGAAGCGGATCTCAGCTAGCGGTCAATGTCCTGAGCAAGACATAAAAAGGCTTCTTGTATACCAGCTCACCTTTCTCATGGCCACGAGGTGTGTTCGTAACTGTTATACGAGCAACAAGTAAATACCGTGCCAGCTTTAACGAACGAGCTGGTCACCAAAATGAAGCGGAGTTATCCGCGAAAGGTGACCAACTATGACAAATATCACTGGTAGCCATGATGGACATCTCCGCTTCGGTTTGAAAGCCGAAAGAAGAAAAATATCATGGCAATCAAAGACAATCAGAGTAAAAAACGTTTTTTCCCACTTCGCGACGTGAGCAATCCTTACAAGGTCTCACTCGCAGAAATCACTGAGGCTCAGTACAGAGCTCTGTATCCTGAAATCTGGGCTACCCAGAAGCGTGAACAGCATCATCACCGCTGTATGTGTACCAAAAAGTATCTCTGGAAGTGCGATGGTAATTGCGACTTATGTGAATATCATGCTGCCGGAGACATGCTTTCCCTTGATGTTCCGACAGAATACGGTAACGCAAATATGTACGACACTATTCCCGATACTGCTTCAACCATGGAGGATGTTCTTTCTGATGCGATGCTCCTGGAGCAACTCATTGCAAGGTTTCGCGAGCTTGATCCAGATGCAGACCGCATCATTGAATTGCTGGGGGACGAGCTTTCTGATCGTAAGATTGCAGAACAGCTCGGACGCAAGCAGCGTACCTTCGCTGATCAGATGAAGAAGATCCGCACGGAGCTCCGTAAAATCCGTGGCTATTAATTCTACATATCATATGTAGAATTTCATCCCTCTTGGCATCCATCAACCGATGCCCGGAGGGATTTTATATTTTTCAACTTTTCTCCGCTCAAATCCACCACTCATCTCCAGTGGAAGGTGTAAGGCACGAAACAACAAGCCTTAACTATCACAGAAACGGAGGTGAAGCACATGAAGAAGTCCTACTTCGATTCAGGCGGTAACGACACAGAGCTGATTGCAGTACTGAATGCAATCTCCCACGTATCCGCAAGAATGGCGAGAAACATGACAATCCTCGCACAGCAAAGACAATCAGAGAAAGGAGATCGTCGCTATGAGCAAAATGAGCGATATGGCTATGACCATCGAAGAGCTGCGCAGTGCAGCCGCTGCTATTAACGAAGCAGCCAGCTGGTTAGCAACACAGTTTGGTGGCACTACTGATGAAGCACCTGCCAAAGAGCCTGCTGCCAAGGAAGAAAAGAGACCGGAGCTGAAGCTTGCGGATGTACGAGCTGTCTTAGCAGAAAAGTCCCGTGCCGGGCATACCGCTGCTATCCGTACATTACTTCAGAAGTATGGTGCTTCCAAGCTATCTGCTGTTGATCCGAAGCACTATGAAGCCTTGTTAAAGGATGCGGAGGTACTTGACGATGCCACCTAAAGGACATGCTATCTTATCTGCTTCTTCTTCAGACCGCTGGCTCCACTGCCCGCCTTCCGCAAGGCTCTGCGAGACCTACGAAGATAAAGGTAGCGATTATGCTTCGGAAGGCACCGATGCTCACGAGCTTTGTGAGTACAAGCTAAAGAGGGCCCTGGGGATGGATGCCAGTGATCCGACGGAGAATCTCACCTGGTGCAACGAGGAAATGGAGGACTGTGCCAATGGCTATGCCGCCTACATCCTTGAAATGGTAGAGGTCGCCAAGAAAAGCTGCGCTGACCCGAAGGTTCTGATTGAGCAGCGTGTAGATTTTTCTCGCTGGGTGGAGCAGGGCTTCGGAACCGCTGACTGCATCATCATTGCAGATGGCACCTTGAGAATATGCGATTACAAGCATGGCCTTGGTGTCCTCGTGGATGCGACTGACAATCCGCAAATGAAGTGCTACGCGCTTGGAGCCCTGGAGCTCTTTGATGATATCTACGACATTGATAATGTCAGTATGACCATCTACCAGCCAAGGCGTCAGAATATTTCCACCTTTGAAATTTCTAAAGATGATCTGTACAAGTGGGCGAATGAAGTGTTGAAGCCGACCGCAGATCTTGCCTTTGCAGGAGATGGGAACTTCCTCTGTGGCGAATGGTGTGGTTTCTGCAAGGCCAAGCACGAATGCCGTGCCAGAGCCGAGGCCAATCTCACACTGGCTCAGTACGATTTCAAGCTTCCACCTCTTTTAGAGGATTCGGAGATTGAATACATCCTCTCCCGTGCAGATGAATTAGTCGCCTGGGCATCCGATATCAAGGAATATGCTCTGCAGCAGGCCATCAGCGGTAAGGAATGGGTTGGCTGGAAGCTGGTCGAAGGTAGATCCAACCGCAAGTATTCCAATGAAGAAGCTGTCATCCAGGCAGTTACAGATGCCGGGTTTGATCCATATGAAAAGAAGCTCCTTGGTATTACTGCCATGCAAAAGCGTCTTGGCAAATCCAGATTCAATGAGCTGCTTACAGCCTATATTGAAAAGCCGCAAGGTAAACCGACGCTCGTGCCGGAGAGCGATAAACGTCCGGCAATGAACAATGCAAAAACTGATTTTATGGAGGAAATTTAAATGAACAAGAATGTAAAAATCAACAATCCTATGAAGGTAATCACTGGCCCTGACACTCGTTGGTCTTATGCCAACGTCTGGGAGCCGAAATCCATCAATGGAGGTACACCGAAGTACAGCGTATCTCTGATCATTCCGAAATCTGATACCAAGACCATCGCCAAGATTGAAGCTGCCATCGAGGCCGCTTACAAGGAGGGCGAAGCCAAGCTTAAGGGCAATGGCAAGTCTGTACCTACCCTTTCTGTCATCAAGACGCCTCTTCGTGATGGCGACATGGAGCGTCCGGACGATCCGGCCTACGCCAATGCCTATTTCGTAAATGCAAATGCAACCTCTGCTCCTGGCATCGTGGATGCAGACCGCAATCCAATTCTTACTCGCTCCGAGGTTTACTCCGGTGTGTATGGTCGTGCCAGCATCAGCTTCTATGCCTTCAACAGCTCCGGCAATAAGGGTATCGCCTGCGGTCTTAACAATCTGCAGAAGATTCGTGACGGTGAGCCTCTTGGTGGTAAGGCAAGTGCTGAGTCTGATTTCGCATCTGATGAAGATGACGATTTCCTTAATTAATGGAGGTGGCGACTATGGAAATGTTACAGACTATTCTCGTTGTTGTTCTTCTTGCAATCTGGCTGTTGTTCAGTGTGGTATTCCTTATCACTGCGATCCAGAACCTCATCAATGACCACAAGCGTGAGATTCGCGAACAGGAAAGTGCTAAGCGTGATCTTGAATATCACGAAGCCCGCATGAAGGTTTACAAGAAGACAAACTAATCTATCGAAAAAGAATCCAAGGAGGTGGTGGGAGCAATCTCACCACCTTTTTGGTAGAAAGGACAATCCATGAAAACCTTATCTATTGATATTGAGACCTACAGCGATGTGCCGCTTCCGAAAACCGGCGTGTATCGATACTGCGAGTCTCCTGATTTTGAAATATTACTCTTTGGCTATAGTGTCGACTCCGGCCCGGTACAGGTGGTTGACCTTGCCTGCGGTGAGAAGATCCCGGAGGAGATTATTGCCGCCCTAGAGGATGAGACCGTCATCAAATGGGCCTTCAATGCATCCTTTGAACGTATCTGTCTTTCCCGGTTTCTTGGTTATCCGACCAGTGAATATCTTGATCCGGAAAGTTGGCGCTGCTCTATGATCTGGGCGGCCACCATGGGATTACCGCTTTCCCTGGAAGGCGTCGGTGCTGTGCTGGGACTGGAGAAGCAGAAGCTCACAGAAGGTAAGGACCTCATCAAATACTTCTGCCAGCCCTGTGCTGCAACAAAGTCCAATGGTGGCAGGACCAGGAATCGTCCCTTTCATGCACCGGAGAAATGGGAAGCCTTCAAGCGCTATAACATCCGCGATGTAGAAACTGAAATGGGCATCCAGCATAAGCTTCGCAAATTTCCGGTACCAGAATCGCTCTGGGAGGAATACCATATCGACCAGGAAATCAATGATCGTGGTGTCCGTTTGGATATGGAGCTTGTACAGCAGGCCATCGCAATGGATGCTCGCTCCCGCGAAGAGCTGACTGCTGCCATCAAGGACATCACGAAGCTGGAAAACCCGAACTCTGTGCTGCAAATGAAGCAGTGGCTCTCTGCCAATGGTGTAGAAACCGACAGCCTTGATAAAAAAGCGGTAGCAGAGCTCCTAAAGAATGCTCCTGACAAGCTCGCCTCTGTTCTCACTCTTCGTCAGCAGCTTGCCAAATCCTCAGTACGTAAATATCAGGCAATGGAAAAGACAGTTTGTGCCGATGGCCGAGCTCGCGGCATGTTCCAGTTTTATGGAGCCAATCGTACCGGTCGCTTTTCCGGTCGAAACATTCAATTACAAAATCTCCCTCAGAATCATCTGCCAGACCTTGCTGATGCTCGCGCATTGGTACGCTCCGGAGACTTTGATGCAGTCTCTCTTTTGTATGAAGATGTGCCGGATACCCTATCGCAGCTGATCCGAACTGCATTCATTCCACGTAAGGGTACACAGTTTCTGGTTGCAGACTTTTCTGCTATCGAAGCCCGCGTCATCGCATGGTTTGCCGGGGAAGAATGGCGACAGAAGGTATTTGCTAAGGGTGGCGATATCTACTGTGCTTCGGCCAGCCAGATGTTCAGGGTCCCGGTAGAAAAACACGGCATCAATGGACATCTGCGTCAAAAGGGTAAGATTGCAGAGCTGGCACTTGGCTATGGTGGCTCCGTCGGTGCGCTGAAGGCGATGGGTGCTATCGATATGGGGCTAACTGAGGATGAGCTTCCCACCCTTGTAGATGCCTGGCGTCAGTCAAACCCACACATCGTACAATTCTGGTGGGATGTAGATCATGCTGTCACAGAAGCCGTGAAATATAAGCACACGACTACCGAATACGGCCTTACCTTCTCTTGCCGCAGTGGTATGCTTTTTATCACGCTTCCTTCCGGTAGAAACCTGGCCTATGTGAAGCCGAAGCTCGGTACAAACAAGTTCGGCGGCACCTGCATAACCTATGAAGGCATCGGCCCAACCAAGAAATGGGAACGTCTTGATTCCTACGGACCAAAGTTTGTAGAAAATATTGTACAGGCCACCTCTCGTGATATTCTCCTCTACGCCATGAGAACGCTCCGCAACTGCTCCATCGTTATGCATATCCATGATGAAGTGGTCATCGAAGCGGATCCCCGCATGTCCTTGGATGCTGTCTGTAAACAAATGGGCCGCACACCTCCTTGGGCAAAGGGACTTCTCCTTCGTGCAGACGGCTATGCTACTCCTTTTTACAAAAAAGATTAAAAAGATCCGCTCAACTCATGCGTTCATCTCCAGTGGAAACTAGAGGTGGACGCTTTCTTAGCATCTGCCTGAATACAGAAGAATGTCAGGAGGCTTAAAGCTATGTATGAAATCAAAGAAAACAGACGCAGATTGAAGGATGGAACAGAAATTTCTACCTATACCCGTGATGTTGTGAGCTGCAACATTCTCGAAGTGGAAGCTGGTACCACAGGCTATAGAGGTGGCGACACTGGTCACGGTGGACGTACCTATTTTCGCATCAAAGATGCGGCCTGCACCGACATGGATATCCATGTTATGCGAGATCGCTTTGGTGATGCAGAAGGCTTCGAGGTCATGCTGGGCGGTGATTGCGAGCTTGAAACCATGATCCGTGCGCTCAAATTTATCACTAAGGTTCTGGAGGAAGAAGCTCAGGAGGTGTACGACTGATGTTTACCATTTACAGTGCGGACGTTACCGGCAATCCCGGTAACTGCTCCTACCCTCATAAACACATCATCCTGGATGAAGATAGCCTGAAGGCTGCCGTCAGTCATGATTACGTGTGTGCAGAATATAAGAACAACTATCGCAATGGCGACAACTTCATCGGCAGTGACTGTCTTCCAGTTGACTGTGATAATGATCATTCCGAGAATCCGGAAGACTGGATTACTCCGGAAGATGTCTTGCAGGCCTTTCCAGGTGTGACCTTCGCAGTCCATTACAGCCGCTTCAATAACAGAGTAAAAAATGGCAAGCCCGCAAGGCCCAAGTTTCACGTTCTTTTTCCGATTGCTTATGTGACGGATGCTGCCTTTTACAGCAACATGAAAAAGCTGGTCAATTCCATCTTTCCCTATTTCGATACGAAGGCCTTGGATGCAGCTCGCTTCTTCTTTGGTACTACTGCTACAGATGTTGCTTTATATCCAGGACGCATGAATCTGACGGAATATCTCAATGAGGATATTTTCGATGAGGATATGCCGGAAGGTCAATATGATGGCGCAACGATTCCCGAAGGCAGTCGTAATGCAACCCTGTCTCGTTTTGCTGGAAAGGTCATCAAGAAATATGGCGACGGTGACACGGCCTATCAGGCATTTCTTGAAGAAGCAGATAAATGCAATCCACCACTGGATGCTGCCGAACTTACTACCATCTGGCACAGTGCCCAGCGCTTCTATGCCCGCGTGCAACAGCAGGATGGATATGTCGCACCGGAAATCTATAACGATCCTTCCTGTTATAAACCGGAGGATTACTCCGATGTAGGGCAGGCTGAGATATTAGCGAAGTACTTCTCAAACGAGCTTCGCTATTCTCCCGCCACCCACTTTATCCGCTACTCTGACCACTACTGGCAGGAATCAGAGTCGGGTGCTCAAGCTGTGGCTCATGAGCTTACCCGCAGGCAACTGAAGGAAGCAAATCGAGATCTCATGGAAGCACTGGATAAGATGAAGAATTGCGGTGCGCAGAACATTCTTGATAGCACATCAAAGTCAAAAGCAGAACAGCTTATGAACGATCAACAGCTGGAAGTCTATCGTGAGCTCTTAGCAGCCAAGGCTTATCAGGCATTTGCCATCAAGCGCCGTGATTCTAAGAATGTGACATCTACTTTGAAGGAATCTCATCCGATGCTGGAGATTTCACCTCGTGACCTGGACGCAGACTGTTTTGCGCTCTGTACCCCGGAAGCAACCTTTGATCTTCGTCAGGGCATGGCCGGAGCCAAGGAGCATTCGCCGGAGGACTTTATCACCAAGATTACCAGCGTTTCACCAAACCAGAAAGGCATGCAGATTTGGCTGGACAGCTTGAATCTCATCTTCCAGCACAATCAAGAGCTCATCGATTACGTCCAGATGATCTGCGGGCTTGCTGCCATCGGCAAGGTTTATGTAGAAGCGCTGATCATCGCTTATGGTGATGGTCGCAATGGTAAATCCACCTTCTGGAACGCCATCTCCCGCGTGCTGGGCCTTTACTCCGGAAACATTTCTGCGGATACCCTGACCGTAGGTTGCCGCAGAAACATCAAACCGGAAATGGCCGAGGTCAAGGGTAAACGACTTCTCATTGCCGCCGAGATGCAGGAAGGTGCAAGGCTCAATGATTCTACCGTCAAGCAGCTCTGCTCTACCGATGATGTCTTTGCAGAAAAGAAATATAAGGATCCGTTTTCCTTCAAGCCCTGCCACACACTGGTGCTCTATACCAACCACCTGCCTCGTGTCAGTGCATCCGATGATGGTATCTGGAGACGACTCATCGTCATTCCTTTTAATGCCAAGATCACCGGCAGCAGCGACATCAAGAATTACAGTGAGTATCTCTATGACAATGCTGGTGGCGCGATTCTCTCCTGGATCATCGAAGGCAGCAAGAAAGTCATCGATGCTGACTACCATATCCCGGTTCCGGCCTGCGTGCAGAAAGCCATCGATGATTACCGTAGCCAGAATGACTGGTTCGGGCACTTCATTGAGGAAAAATGCATCATTGGTAACGAGTATAAGGAAAACTCCTCTAACCTATATCAGGCTTACCGCAATCACTGCATCGATTGCAATGAGTATGTACGCTCCACAGCGGACTTCTACTTTGCTATGGAAAATGCCGGATACGAGCGTGTCACCTTGAGCCGAAAGCGCTATTTTAAAGGACTTCGCCTGCGTACTGAGGACGATTTTGATGAGGAATTTTTAGACTGATCGAACCGAATGACAAGGTGTATCAATGTCTCTGTATAAACTTTTCTATAGGCTATAAAAAATCATATATAGAAAAGTTATGTAAATACCATTGATACACCTTGCACATCAGAAAAATAACCACTGATTGGAGAATGACAATGTTAGAAAAACAGATAGAAAACAAGTTAACCTGGATGGTAAAGCAGTATGGCGGCATCGCTGTAAAATTCGTGTCTCCGAGCTTTGCGGGAATGCCGGACCGTCTCGTCTTATTACCTGATGGGATCATCGCCTTCGTAGAGCTGAAGGCTCCTGGCAAAAAGTCTCGCCCGCTTCAAACAGCAAGGCACAAGCTGCTACGTTCCCTTGGCTTTCAGGTCTATGTGATTGATGGCGTGGAACAGATTGGAGGGATGCTTCATGAACTTCTCACCTCATAATTATCAGGCCTTTGCCATCAACTATATTGAAACGCATCCTATAGCTGCAGTTCTCCTCGATATGGGTCTTGGCAAGACGGTCATTTCCCTGACTGCCATCGCAGACCTGCTGTTTGACAGCTTCGAGGCCCATCGTATCCTGGTGGTCGCTCCTTTAAGGGTGGCCCGTGATACCTGGCCTGCGGAAATTGCAAAATGGGAGCACCTGCAGCATCTGACCTACGCAGTCTGCGTGGGGACACCGAAGGAACGACGCGCTGCACTTATGGCCGAAGCCGATATCACCATCCTTAACCGTGAGAACCTTGGCTGGCTGATAGATTCCAGTGGCTTTGATTTTGATTACGATATGGTCATCATTGATGAGCTATCCTCCTTCAAGAATCACAAGTCAAAGCGATTTCAATCTCTGATGAAGGTCAGGCCCAAGGTGAAACGGATCATCGGTCTTACCGGCACACCTTCCTCCAATGGTCTTATGGATCTGTGGGCAGAATTCAAGCTTCTGGATTTTGGAGAACGCTTAGGACGCTTCATCACCCACTACCGTAACAACTACTTTATCCCGGACAAACGTAATGGTGAAATCATCTACTCCTACAAGCCCATGCCTTATGCAGAGGATGCCATCTACCGGAGAATATCGGATATCACGATTTCCATGAAATCCACTGATCACCTGCAGATGCCGGAGCTGATTACATCACAATACGAAGTGCAGCTATCCGAGGAGGAAGAAAAACGCTACGAGGAGCTCAAAGCAGACTTTATATTGGAGCTCCCGGAAGGAGAAATCACAGCTGCCAATGCGGCTTCTCTCACCGGTAAACTCTCCCAGTTGGCCAACGGTGCCATTTATGATGATGACGGCAATATCATCGAGTTCCATGATCGGAAGCTGGATGCCTTAGAGGATCTTATCGAAGCCGCCAATGGCAAACCACTCCTGGTAGCTTACTGGTTCAAGCACGATCTGCAGCGAATCAAGAAGCGCTTTGATGTCCGTGAGATAAAATCCAGCAAGGATATCACTGATTGGAACAATGGCGATATTCCTGTTGCTGTCATCCATCCTGCCTCTGCAGGTCACGGACTGAATCTTCAGGCTGGTGGATCAACACTTATCTGGTTCGGGCTGACCTGGTCTTTGGAGTTATATCAGCAGACCAACGCTCGTCTCTGGCGGCAAGGCCAGACCTCCGGCACTGTCGTCATTGAGCACATTATTACCAAGGGCACCATTGATGAGCGCATCTTAAAGGCACTGTCCCTGAAGGAGGTTACACAAAACGCATTAATTGATGCGGTAAAAGCAAATCTATGACAATCTACGACAACATAGGTCAATCCGAGGAAATTTCATTATTCGGAGGTACGCTATGAATGCAAAAGAATATTTATCCCAGGCCCGCAACCTGGATCAGCGCATTATCACAAAAACCCAGATGATTGATTCCTTAAATGATCTGGCTACTCGCTGCACCGCTACTTATTCGGATATGCCTAAGAGCCCAAACCGTGGTAACTCCCGTCTGGAGGAATGTGTCATGAAGATCATCGACCTGGAGGAACAGATTACAGCGGATATGGAAAAGCTGGTGAATTTAAAGAAAGAGATTACCCATGTGATTCAGTCTGTTTCTAATCCGGAATATCAGGATCTTCTGGCGAAGCGCTATATCTGCTGTGAAGCCTGGGAAAAGATCGCCGTGGATATGAACTACGAGCTTCGTTACATTCACAAGCTCCACAGCCGTGCTTTGCAGGAAATAAAAATTCCTGAGTCAAACGAAGATGGGCACGAAAAGACATAGAATGACACCATCAACTTCTGATAGTATTAGACTAGCAAAAAAGAAAATCACAGAAGCCTTGTAGGATCTACTTCCTGCAGGGCTTTTCTTATGCTGCAAGGAGGTGAAACTGATGCCGAGAAAACCGAAGCGTCCCTGTTCTTATCCAGGCTGTCCTAATCTCACGGACGGTCGCTTCTGTGAGGAGCATGCCAAGGAGGAAGCCAGGCGCTACGAACATTATGATAGAGATCCCGCCACCAAGCGTCGCTACGGTCGTGCATGGAAGCGCATCCGTGACAGCTATGCCGCTGCTCATCCGCTTTGTGAAGAGTGCCTTGCGAAGGGTGTTTATACACCAACCGAGGAGATTCATCACATGCTTCCACTATCTCAGGGCGGAACCCATGACCGTGAGAACCTGAAAGCCTTGTGCAAGGCCTGCCATGCACGCATTCATGCAGAACGCGGTGACCGCTGGCACAACACATAAAGCGGATGCATTTTCTTTGTGTAACAACCACCCCAGGGGCGGTCTGAATCTCTACGGCGCAGCTGCCGTGGAACGGGCGTGGGGTCTCACGCACAAAAACGCGTTTTCAAACGGGGTAATAGGCCCCGGACAAGGAGGTGAAGCATTTTGGCTAAGGACGGAACCAACCGTGGCGGCGCTCGTATCGGTGCCGGAGCCAAGAAAAAGCCCTTAGCTGACAAGATCACTGAGGGTAATCCGGGCAAGCGAAAGCTGACTGTCATCGAGTTTGAAGATCAAGCTGCAGATTTAGAAGGTCAGCAAATGCCCAAGCCATCCAAGCTCCTATCCGCCACACAGAAAGACGGTAAACCACTGGTGGCTGAAGAAGTATATAAGGCAACCTGGGAATGGCTGGCAGAGCGCAGGTGTGCATCGCTTGTTTCTCCCCAGCTTCTGGAACGCTATGCCATGAGTGTTGCCAGGTGGATTCAGTGCGAGGAAGCAATCACAGACTACGGTTTTCTCGCCAAGCACCCTACGACGGGAAACGCCATGCAATCTCCCTACGTAGCCATGAGCCAGAATTTTATGAGCCAGACAAACCGGCTCTGGATGGAAATTTATCAAATCGTAAAAGAAAATTGTGCGACGGAGTACAAGGGCGAAACGCCTATGGATGATGCGATGGAACGCCTGCTCCGTGCAAGGAAAGGAAACTGATATGGACTATCGTGAATTTATGCATCTGCTGAAAAGCTATCGCAAACAGCTGAGCTTTCAGCAGTTCAGCACACTTCGTGGTCAAGCTAAGGCCGGTGATATTGATGCCGCCTACAAGGGCCTACAGAAATTACTCAGGAGGAATGCACCATGCTAATTGAAAAGAAAAATGTCGCTGAGCTACTTCCTGCTGATTACAATCCCCGTAAGGATTTAAAGCCCGGCGATCCTGAATATGAAAAGCTGAAACGCTCCATCGAGCAGTTCGGATATGTGGAGCCTGTCATCTGGAATGCCACTACCGGTCGCGTGGTTGGTGGGCATCAGCGCTTGAAGGTTCTCCAGGACATGGGCATGACGGAAGTTGACTGCGTCATTGTTGAGCTTGACGAGGAACATGAAAAGGCTCTGAATATCGCCCTCAATAAAATAAGCGGCGAATGGGACAACGACAAATTAGCACTGTTAATCACTGATTTACAAGGGGCTGACTTCGATGTCTCCCTCACTGGTTTTGAGCCTGCCGAGCTGGACGACCTTTTTAAGGAGGATGTGAAGGATGGCATCAAGGAAGATGATTTTGATGTCGATGCCGAGCTTGATAAGCCTACCATAACGAAAGCCGGTGACCTCTGGTGCCTTGGTCCACACAGACTTCTCTGTGGCGACAGCACAAAGCCTGAAAGCTATGAGCTTTTGATGGCTGGCAAGAAGGCAAACCTGGTGGTCACGGATCCTCCTTACAATGTGAACTATGAAGGCTCCGCTGGTAAGATCCAGAATGACAACATGGATAATGACTCCTTCTATCAGTTCTTGCTGGATGCCTTCACTAATATGGAAGCAGTCATGGCCGATGACGCATCCATCTATGTGTTCCATGCAGATACAGAAGGTCTGAATTTTAGAAAAGCATTCTCTGATGCAGGCTTCTATCTTTCCGGCTGTTGCATCTGGAAGAAGCCCTCCCTGGTGCTGGGCCGTTCACCATATCAATGGCAGCATGAGCCTTGCCTCTTTGGCTGGAAGAAAAATGGAAAGCATCAATGGTACTCCGGCCGCAAGGAAACCACGATCTGGGAATTTGAAAAGCCTAAGAAAAATGCTGATCACCCAACCATGAAGCCGGTGGCATTGATTGCCTATCCGATTATGAATTCAAGCCTTACCAACTGCATCGTACTTGATCCCTTTGGAGGCTCCGGCAGCACGCTAATCGCCTGTGAACAGACCGGGCGCATCTGCCACACAATTGAATTAGATGAGAAATATGCAGACGTTATCGTGAAGCGCTACATCGAGCAGGCAGGCACTCCCGATGGCGTTTCTGTTATCCGTGATGGTCTGACTTACCAATACGATGAAGTCGCTATCTCCGAAGAATCCATGCAGGCATAATACACACGATTTGCTGCAATTTTCCATCGGATCTTTGGTACATATATTCGCTCTGAATCGCTTGATAATATGTGCCTTCAGAGTGATATATGTACTACCAAAACAAAGGAGGATTCCACTATGGAGATCAGATTTAACGTAACAGGAACCGCCAGAAAAGAGCTGGTAGGGATTATTTCACAGGTAACCGGATGCAAGCAGATTTATAAGGGAATGCCAAGTGCCGCCTACGAGGTTGCAGACATTACCATCAGCAAGGATGGCACCGTAAGCTACGACGAGCAAACAGAGGAAAGCACCATCAAGGCAATTCTTGAACAGGCTGCCGCTGCAGGGTTTGCCGCAGAGTTAGATGCGGCACCGGCCACTGAAACACCAGAAGCATCTGTCACAGCAGGAACAAACATTTCAGCGGCTGCAAAGGACACTGGTCTGGTGATTTCCTTCCCGGCTGACAAGGTTAACCTTGAAAACCTGCGAAAGCTTCTGGCGAGCAAGTCAGAGCTCATCAAGAAGGCCCTGGAGGTTGAAGCCTTCCCGATTGAGGAGCACGACGATCAGATCAGCTTTCCTTGGTGGCCTAGCATGCCGGACTTCGATGCCATCACTGCCTACACTACATTCCTTTCTTCCCTTTGCAAGATGAGTAAGGAACAGAAGCGTATCACAGCAAAGGCAAAGCCGATAGATAACGAAAAATACGCTTTCCGCTGCTTTCTTCTCCGCCTCGGCTTCATCGGAGACGAATACAAGCAAAGCCGCAAGATCCTCTGCCGATACCTTTGCGGCAACAGCTCCTACGCAGGAGGTGAAGGCCATGTTATTCGCTAACAGAGCGCAGGTTGAACGCCTGCGCCTCCGCTATCCCATCGGCACCAGAGTGGAGCTTGTAGAGATGGACGATGCTCAGGCACCGCCCATCGGCACCCAGGGAACGGTAACCGATGTGGATGATACCGGCAGCCTCCTGGTGGACTGGGATAATGGCTCTGGCCTCAATGTAATCTACGGTGTGGATCGGGTGAAGAAGCTGTAATATACACAGTTTTCTCCTCCATATAGCAGCCGATCTTTGGTACATATATTGTCCGTAATCCGCTTGCTATTATGTGCTTTCAGAGTGATATATGTACTACCAAAAGAAACCAAGGAGGCACACACCATGATGAACATTTTTGAAGAAGCTTACAGAGGAATCCAGGAAGCAAAAAAGGCTTACGCCGCAGCAACTAACACGGCTGAGCAGGATGCAGCAAGAGCCATTTACAAGCAGGCAACCGCAAAGCTTGATAGCTTAAGCAGCACAGAGCAGCGCATCTGGAGCGTTTATGAAACCGCCAAGGACTGTGGCAACGAGTACATCGACCTGAACGACACCATCCGAGATGACGCAGTCGAAGACCTAGTGGCCTGCATGAAGGAATACGGCATTGAAGCCTTCACCTTCTCTTCCACCTGGAGCAGCGCAGTTGAAACCGCATGGCTTTTCCAGAAAGCCGGATGCACCTTGGCGGGCCTGATTGAGATCAACAGCCAGCACAAAGCCTTCATGAGCGATGCGTATGAAAAGGCACACGGATACCTTTTCAAGCTGAAATAAGGAGGGCAAAACCATGTGGGCAGAAGGAAGCATCAAGATTGAAAACAGCATTTTTCATTACTGGGTGAAGCATTATGAAGAGCCGAGCGAGAACTACGGCATTGGCGGCGGTAGGATTTCAAAGCTCATGCTGAAGAGAAACGGTGAGATCGCCTACAGCTACGACAGAGGCCCGGACATCGAGCCGGTCGACGAAGAAACCGAGATGGCACTTGCCATTCTGATGAAGGAATACAACTAAGAACATTCCCGAAGGACCACCTGCAAGGGTGTGTTCCTCGTTATACGATATTTATTGATGATGGTCGTACCAATACGGTAACGACTTATTTTTATGCCCGGAGGTGAAGCATGTGCGTAAATTAAAGAAATATAAACCGACCAAATTCAAAGCAAAGGATTCTCATTATGATGTGGATGCTGCGGATTATGCGGTAAGCTTCATCGAATGCCTTTGCCACACCAAGGGCACCTGGGCCGGTAAGCCCTTCGAGCTGATTGACTGGCAGGAGCAGATCATCCGTGATCTCTTCGGCACACTGAAACCAAATGGATACCGCCAGTTCAATACTGCCTATGTGGAAATTCCTAAAAAGATGGGAAAATCTGAGCTTGCAGCTGCCGTGGCCCTGCTTCTTACCTGCGGTGATGGTGAGGAGCGTGCCGAGGTTTACGGCTGTGCCGCTGATCGTCAGCAGGCAACCATTGTTTTTGATGTTGCCGCAGATATGGTACGTATGTGCCCAGCGCTCAACAAGCGTGTGAAGATTCTTGCTTCTCAGAAGCGTATCATCTACACACCAACCAACAGCTTCTATCAGGTACTATCTGCAGAAGCCTACTCCAAGCACGGCTTTAACATCCACGGTGTTGTCTTTGATGAGCTCCACACTCAGCCCAACCGAAAGCTCTTTGATGTTATGACCAAAGGCTCCGGAGATGCCAGAATGCAGCCACTGTATTTTCTTATCACCACTGCTGGAACAGACACCAATAGCATCTGTTATGAAACCCATCAGAAAGCCAAGGACATCCTGGAAGGCAGAAAGATCGATCCTACCTTCTATCCGGTGATTTATGGTGCAGACGAATCTGATGATTGGACGAATCCGAAGGTCTGGAAGAAAGCAAATCCCTCTCTTGGCATTACAGTCGGTATTGATAAGGTGAAGGCCGCCTGTGAGTCAGCCAAGCAAAATCCTGGTGAAGAGAACTCCTTCCGACAGCTTCGTTTAAATCAATGGGTGAAGCAGGCGGTCCGCTGGATGCCGATGGAGAAATGGGATGCCTGCTCCTTTGCAGTCAACCCGGATGAGCTGGAAGGACGTGTCTGCTATGGCGGGCTGGACCTCTCTTCCACTACGGATATCACAGCCTTTGTGCTGGTATTTCCGCCCCAGGATGAGGATGACAAATACGCCATTCTCCCATACTTCTGGGTACCGGAGGATACGCTGGAGCTACGAGTTCGTCGTGATCACGTGCCATACAATGTCTGGGAGAGACAGGGCTTCCTGCAAACCACAGAGGGTAACGTCGTCCACTACGGCTACATCGAAAAATTCATCGAGCGCCTGGGTGAAAAATACAACATCCGTGAGATTGCCTTCGACCGCTGGGGAGCCGTCCAAATGGTACAAAACCTGGAGGGCATGGGCTTTACTGTGGTTCCCTTCGGCCAGGGCTTTAAGGATATGAGCCCTCCTACCAAGGAGCTCATGAAGCTGACTCTGGAGGAACGTCTGGCGCATGGCGGTCATCCGGTGCTTCGCTGGATGATGGATAACATCTATATACGTACAGACCCGGCCGGGAATATTAAGGCCGACAAAGAAAAATCTACAGAAAAAATCGATGGTGCGATTGCCACCATCATGGGACTAGACCGCGCGATTCGCTGCGGCAATGACACCGGTGCTTCTGTCTACGATGACAGAGGCATTTTGTTTATCTAAAGGAAGAATGATGATCACACTACTATTGCTTGGGCTGATTGTGCTGCGTGAAGGCATCAATCAGGGAATTGGAGGTTTTGATGAATATACTTAGCGGACTTTTTAAATCTCGTGATAAGCCGACCAACAGTCTGAATGGCTCCGGCTATCGCTTTTTCTTTGGTGGCACCACCTCCGGTAAGGCAGTCAACGAGCGATCTGCCATGCAGATGACGGCTGTGTACGCCTGCGTAAGAATTCTATCAGAATCCATCGCATGCTTGCCGGTACATCTTTATCAATATAAGGAATCCGGCAGCAAGGAAAAGGCCCTCGCTCATCCACTGTATAAAATCCTGCATGATGAGCCCAATCCAGAAATGACATCCTTTGTCTTTCGGGAAACGCTGATGACCCACCTGCTGCTGTATGGCAATGCCTATGCGCAGATTATTCGCAACGGTAAAGGTCAGGTCATCGGTCTCTATCCGCTGATGCCTAACCGCATGACCGTGGATCGTGATGAGCACGGGCACCTCTACTATCAATATCAGATGCAGGAGTCGGATGCCAAAACCATGAAAGCTGGAACTGTGATGCTCAGGCCATCCGATGTGCTTCATGTACCAGGCCTCGGCTTTGATGGACTGGTTGGTTACTCGCCGATTGCCATGGCTAAGAATGCCATCGGCCTTTCCATTGCCACAGAGGAATATGGCGCTAAGTTTTTCGCAAATGGAGCCACCCCCGGAGGTCTGCTGGAATTTCCTGGCACTGTCAAGAATCCAGATGCCATCCGCGAAAGCTGGAACAAGGGCTTCTCTGGCAGCAATTCTCATAAGATTGCAATTTTAGAGGAAGGCATGCACTACACGCCAATCTCTATCAGCCCGAATGAAGCGCAGTTTCTTGAAACACGTAAATTTCAAATTGATGAAATCGCTCGAATCTTCAGGGTTCCTCCTCATATGGTAGGAGACCTGGATAAGTCGAGCTTTTCTAATATTGAGCAGCAATCGCTGGAATATGTGAAGTACACCCTGGAGCCCTGGATTGTTCGATGGGAACAGTCACTAAACCGTGCCCTTCTATCCGATTCCGAGAAGGCTGCTTATTTTGTCAAGTTCAATGTAGATGGCCTGCTTCGCGGCGATTATCAAAGTCGCATGAACGGCTACGCTACAGCCCGTCAAAATGGCTGGATATCTGCAAATGATATCCGTGAGCTTGAAAACCTGGATCGCATCCCAGCGGAGCTTGGTGGTGACTTATACCTAATCAACGGCAACATGACCAAGCTCGAAGATGCAGGAATATTTGCAGCCTCTTCTGCTGCTGGAAAGGAGGACGATTCCAATGAAGAAATTCTGGAACTGGAAAAATCAGACACAGACGAATCAGGAAGCACAGGAAACAGTGACAACAAGAACACTGTTCCTGAACGGAACCATCGCCGAGGAAAGCTGGTTTGATGACGATATTACACCGGCCCTTTTTAAGGAGGAGCTCTTAAGTGGCTCTGGCGATATTACTGTCTGGATCAATTCACCTGGTGGTGACTGTGTTGCAGCTGCCCAGATCTACAACATGCTGATGGATTATAAAGGCAACGTTACCGTCAAGATTGATGGTATTGCCGCTTCTGCTGCATCGGTCATTGCAATGGCCGGTACCAAGGTAATGGTGTCTCCGGTATCCATGCTGATGATCCATAACCCGGCCACGATGGCCTTCGGTGATTCAGCAGAGATGCAAAAGGCCATCGCCATGCTGGAGGAAGTCAAGGAATCCATCATCAATGCCTATGAGATTAAGACAGGTCTAAGTCGAGCAAAGATCTCTCATCTGATGGATGCCGAAACCTGGATGAATGCCAATATGGCCATTGAGCTTGGCTTTGCAGATGAAATTATGAAGCGCGATACGCAGGATGAAGCTGTTTCTCTTCCTGCCGCCTCTGCTTCCTTCTCTCACGCAGCTGTCACCAATTCACTCATCGAGAAGCTGGCAACCAAATGTCATATCCCGGCTAAGCCTGCTGAACCTGCTATTTCGGAGCGCTCTGTTGACAGTCTCATGGAGCGCTTAAATCTTATCAAACAACACATTTAATGGAGGTAATACTACTATGACGATTAATGAACTTCGCGAAAAGCGTAACAACGCATGGAATGCTGCTAAGGCATTTCTGGATTCTCATCGTACCGAGAAGGGTACCCTTACTGCTGAGGATGATGCAACCTATACCAGGATGGAACAGGATATCGCAGACCTTGGCAAGGAAATCGCTCGTCTGGAGCGCCAGGAGGCACTGGATGCCGAGCTTTCTAAGCCTGTAAACATGCCGCTTACTTCTAAGCCTTCCACTGCGACTCAGCCGGATATGAAAACAGGCCGCGCATCCGATGCCTATAAGGCCGGAATGCTCACTGCCCTTCGTTCTAACTTCAAGCAGATCTCGAACGTGCTGCAGGAAGGTGTGGACGCAGATGGTGGTTATCTGGTACCGGATGAGTATGATCATCGCCTGGTTGATGTCCTTACTGAGGAGAACATCATGCGTAAGCTTGGTCACAAGATTACTACATCCGGTGAGCACAAGATCAACATTGCAGCAACTAAGCCTGCAGCTGCTTGGATCGAGGAGGGTGGCGCACTCAGCTTCGGTGATGCAACCTTCGACCAGATTTTGCTGGATGCCCATAAGCTACATGTTGCTATCAAGGTAACCGAGGAGCTTCTTTATGATAATGCCTTCAACCTGGAGAGCTACATCATTGACATGTTCGGCAAGGCCCTTGCGAATGCCGAGGAGGATGCCTTCCTGAACGGTTCCGGTGCAGGACAGCCGCTGGGCCTTTTTGCTACGACTGGCGGTGGAACGGCAGCTATTTCCACTGCTTCTCTTACTGCTGATGATGTGATTAAGCTTGTGTATGCACTGAAGCGTCCTTACCGTAAGAACGCAAGGTTTATCATGAACGATCAGACCATTGCTTCCATCCGACAGCTCAAGGACAACAACGGTGCTTATATGTGGCAGCCTTCTCTTGTGGCTGGTGAGCCGGATAAGCTCCTGGGCTATGATGTCTACACTTCTCCATTCTGCCCTGCTGAAAAGATTGCCTTCGGTGATTACAGCTACTACAACATTGGAGATCGCGGTACTCGTTCCTTCAAGCAGCTCACAGAGCTCTTTGCTGGAAATGGCATGATCGGCTATGTTGCCAAGGAACGTGTAGACGGCAAGCTCATTCTTCCGGAGGCAGTACAGATTCTTACCATCACCGGTAGTGCAAAAGCTGCCAAGGCCTAAGATAGTCTGAACGAAAGGTAGCGTCATTTATGAAGAATGACGCTGCCCTTACTATATCCTTAAGAATGGAGGCGATGAGAAATGCTCATTACACTGGAAGAAATGAAGAACTATCTAAGAGTGGATTTTGATGATGACGACGCTCTCATCGAAACTCTGATCACTGCTGCAACAAGAATCTGCATGGATATCCTTCGCACAGAGAATCTTGACGAGCTGTCTGCTTGTGAAAATGCCAAGGCTGCCATTTTTTATACCGCTGCATACCTGTACGAGCACCGAGAGGAAGCAGACCATCATGCACTGACGCTTACACTGCGTTCTCTGCTATTCGGTGCCAGAAAGAAGGTCTTCTGATGAACATTGAACTATTAAATGTCCGCATCTTCATTACCAAAAATGAAGTAACTGTGGATGCCATCGGAAACCATAAAGCAAGCTGGGTACCCTACTACAGCTGCTATGCAATGATAAGTGCTGAATCAGGCAAGGAAGATACGGATGATGGAATGATTGTAGACAATACGAAGGTCGATTTTACTATCCGGTGGTGCAAGAAGGCTGCCGCCTTAGATTCCACGCATTATCGTGTGGAGTTTAACGATACGCTTTATGACATCACAGCCATCGACCACATGAGCTACAAGAAAAAATGCATCAAGCTCTCCTGTCAGAAAGTGAGGCGCTAACGATGGCAACCGATCGAGTAAGCATTGGCCAGATGGCAGATGCGATTATGGATGGGCTTGAGGAATATGCCAGCCTTGCAACAGATGATCTAAAAGCATTGGTCCGCAAGGCTGGTAAAACCGTCAAGGATGAGATTGCTGCAACCGCTCCCAAGGACACCGAAAAATACGCAAAGAGCTGGGCTGTGAAAACGCAAAAGGAAACATCCAATTCTCTGGAGCTTGTGGTGCATTCTAAAAATCGCTATCAACTGGCTCACCTTCTGGAATTTGGTCATGCGAAGCGAGGTGGTGGTCGTGTCGCCGCAAGGCCCCATATCGCACCAGCGGAAGAAAAAGCGATTGATACACTTGAACGTGAAATTGAAAAGGCCCTGAAAGGATAACGCATGGAGAAGTTAATCGAAATCATGAATAAAATAGGACTTCCCTTTGCCTACGACCACTTTGCAGAAGGAGAAAGTCCGGATCCGCCGTTTATTTGTTATCTTACACCAAACAGTGACAACTTCGCGGCAGACGGACAGGTCTACTATAAGATCAATGAAATCCATATCGAACTGTATACCGACTGTAAGGACTTGTCGGCAGAACAGAAGGTAGAAGCTGTGCTTGATGAGCATGGCATTTTTATGAAAAATCCGAGACTTGGATCGAATCGGAGAAGCTTTATGAAGTCCTGTATTCATTTGAAATGGAGGTAAATTAACGATGGCTGAAAAAGCAAATAAGGTGAAATTCAACCTGAAGAATGCGCATTATGCGCTCCTTACCATTGGTGAGGATGGCACACCCACCTTCGGAACGCCGGTCCCGATGCCAGGCTCCGTATCGATCTCACTGGATGCAAACGGTGAGCCGGAGAACTTTTACGCAGATGGTGGTGTGTATTACGTGATCAATAATAACTGCGGCTATGACGGAGATCTGGAGCTTGCATTGATTCCGGAGTCCTTCCGCACGGACATACTGAAGGAAACATTAGATTCCAAGGGAGTGCTGATTGAAAACTCCGAGGTGGAGCTTGCAGCATTTGCACTCCTGTTCGAGTTTGATGGCGACCAGAAGCACATCCGCCATGTACTATATAACTGCTCCGCTTCCCGTCCCGGCATCGAAGGAAAGACGAATGAGGATTCCAAGGAAGTACAGACGGAGAAGCTGTCTCTGAAGGCGGTGCCGCTTGCTAATGGTATGGTGAAAGCAAAGACCGGAAATACCACGGATGCTACCACCTATGCTGATTGGTACAAGGCGGTATATGTGCCTGCGGCAGAAAGCGATGTCGCAACACAGTCTGCAGCGAAGCCTGCAAAGGCAGTAAAGGAGTGATTGGATTATGAGTATGATTCAGAAGATTGAGATTGACGGAAAACAGGTGCCCTTCAAGGCATCCGCCGCCATTCCGCGTATTTATCGTATCAAGTTCCACCGAGATATCTACAAGGATCTCGATGCGCTCGGAAAGGCAGTCGGAAACGGTGATGAAGGTTCCTCTCACCTCGATATGTTCTCCCTTGAGATGTTCGAGAACATCGCCTATATCATGGCAAAGCATGCAGATCCTTCCATCCCGGACAGCCCGGAGGAGTGGCTTGATGAATTCAGCACCTTCTCCATCTACCAGGTGCTTCCGAAGATCATCGAGCTGTGGGGGCTGAATGTTCAGGCTGACGTGGAATCTAAAAAAAACTTCACGCAACAGACCTCCCGATGACCACACCATTATTTCTGCTCCGCTGCGTGCAGCTCGGCATTTCCATTCGAGACCTTGACTTACTCACAATCGGGATGGTGAACGACATGTACGCAGAGAGCAGTAATGATGAGTACAAGGGATATTCGCAGATCGCAACGCAGGAAGATTTTGACGCATTTTGATCCTTTGGCCTTAACGAAATATACCTAAAATAGATGAACATTCATTAGTTGTGATGTAAAATAACAAGCAGTAACCATTAGACGAATATATGCGGAAGGAAAAAATAAGATGGCACGAAAACCTAGATTCCCAGGAATTGATTGGTACTGCGATCATTGCGGGGCGCTACTGAATAATCAGAAGCATTTTGACGATCATAAGTACACATGGAAGTGTACCGAATGCGGATTTAAAAATAGTATTTCCTGGGATAATATTCGAAGTGGAGATTCTTCCGCAATGAAGTTTTTGCTATACTTGATCGGATTTCTGTCCTATGTTGGCTTATGGACGGGGATTATGTTGGCTGTAGCTATTTTTGCTTTTAACGCAGATAGAAACCAGTATTTTACCTTGTTTCTTAGCAGTGTTGGAGTATATGTTCTGGCTTTTATACTTGGATTGTTTATTGAATTTGCGTTAAGACATACAACATTTTCAATAAGGAATCTGTGTTTTGTAATTTTTAGAAATTTGAAAGAAGATATACTTGCACCGTTCATGGCGTTTAAAGAAATAAGCAACATTTTATCATCCGTCATCAAGAGAAAAATCTCAAAAAAATATGTATGGAAAAGTAATAAAGTGATTTTGAGTTCTGCAATTATATATGCCGTGATTTTCGTAATAGAATTTATTTTATTGAGCGGTATTATAGGCTTCAGACTAAGCGACTGGAATCGATTAATTACGGCAGCGGTATCTTCCGTTATTTAGCCACACAAATCAAAATTCATCACTGTCCTATTTTTATCAGACGGTGCTTTTTTATGCTCGGCAGAGATGCCGGGCAATTTTTATGTCTATTTTTAAAGAAAGGAGGAGCCTATGGCGGGAAGCAGAATTAAGGGTATTACGGTCGAAATCGGCGGTGATACCACAAAACTTCAGACAGCCCTGAAGGGTGTCAATTCAGAAATTAAGAATACACAGTCGCAGCTTAAGGATGTCGAGAAGCTCTTGAAGCTTGATCCTGGTAACACCGAGCTACTTGCTCAGAAGCAGAAGCTCCTCTCCAACGCTGTCAGTGAAACGAAGGAAAAACTCGCTACTCTTAAGACTGCTGCAGAGCAGGCAAATCAGGCGCTTGCGAATGGTGACATTTCCAAAGAACAGTACGATGCTCTTCAGAGGGAAATCATCGAAACGGAAGAAGATCTCAAAAAGCTGGAAGCACAGGCAAACCAGTCTGCCACTGCTGTGCAGAAGATTGCTACTGCTGGTGAAAGCCTGAAGTCTGCAGGCGATAAGGTTTCCTCCGCCGGTGAAAAGCTCCTTCCTGCCTCTGCTGCAGTTACAGCTCTTGGCGTTGCTGCTGTAAAAACAGCCTCCGATTTCGATTCTTCTATGAGCCAGGTAGCCGCTGTGTCCGGTGCAACTGGAGATGACTTCGATAAGCTCCGCGCAAAGGCTCGTGAGATGGGAGCGAAGACTAAGTTTTCAGCATCCGAGGCTGCGGATGCCATGAACTACATGGCGATGGCCGGATGGAAAACCTCCGACATGCTGGATGGTATCGAAGGCATCATGAACCTTGCTGCGGCATCCGGCGAGGACCTTGCAACAACCTCCGATATCGTTACAGACGCTCTGACTGCATTTGGACTGACCGCCAAGGACTCCGGGCATTTCGCGGACATCCTTGCGGCGGCCAGCTCTAATGCAAATACGAATGTATCCATGATGGGTGAAACCTTCAAATACTGTGCTCCGATTGCAGGTGCACTTGGCTTTTCCGCAGAGGATACTGCAGAAGCCATCGGCCTTATGGCGAATGCTGGCATCAAATCTTCACAGGCCGGTACCTCTCTTCGTACCATCATGAATAACCTTACCGGAGAGGTGAAGATTTCCGGCAAATCTATCGGAGATGTGACGATTGCAACCACCAATGCCGATGGATCGATGCGAAGCCTTACGGCAATACTTGCAGACTGCCGGTCCGCCTTCGGGCAGCTCTCCGATTCTGAGAAAGCATCGAATGCAGAGGCGCTCGTCGGTAAGAATGCCATGTCCGGCTTCCTTGCCCTAATGAACTCCGCACCTGGAGACATTTCAAAGCTTGAAGGTGCGATCAAAAACTGTGATGGCACGTCTGAGAAAATGGCAGAAACCATGCAGGACAACTTAAGTGGTCAGCTTACGATTCTGAAATCTCAGCTACAGGAGCTTGCCATTTCCTTTGCAGATCTCATGATGCCTGCAATCCGCTCGCTGGTATCGGCTCTGCAGGGCTTGGTGGACTTCCTGAATAAGCTACCGGAGCCAGTAAAGCAGATTATCCTCGTGGTGGCCCTTCTTATAGCTGCACTCGGTCCAGTCCTTATCTTTATCGGAAAGATCATGAGTGCCGTTGGCTCTATCATGACGATGGCACCGAAGATTGCAGGTGCCGTGAATACAGTCACGGGAGCCATCAAGGGCATCGGTGCAGCGACCTCCGGAATCAGTGCCGTGCTGAAGGTGTTCTCCGGCATTGGCCTTGTAATCGGTGGTGCTATCACTGCTGTAAAAAACTTCATTGATATGTTCCAGAATGGATTCTCTCTTGTAAAGGACATCCTGATGGGTGTCGGCATTGCTCTTGCTGCGGTTGGAGCGGTCATTCTTGGTGCTCCGGCACTGGTCGCAGGCGTGGTGGCTGCGATTGTCTTTACAGTGGCAAATCTTGTCATTGTGATCAAAGAACACTGGACGGAAATCGGAACCTTTCTTTCAGGCCTGTGGGAGAACATCAAAACACTTGCAGGGACAGCATGGCAGGCAATCTCCGATACAATTGGAAGCATCGTCTCTGGCATTGCAACATTTCTTTCTGGTATCTGGACGAGCATTGCTACAACTGCTTCTTCCATCTGGACTGCCATCAGCACGACCGTCGGTGGCATTGTACAGGGCATTGTCGATACAATCACAAATATCTGGAACGGATTTGTGTCGGTTTTCGGCCCTCTGCTCGAAGCCTTCCGATATCTGTTTGAAACGATCTTTCAGGCCATCCAAATCCTGATCGGCATGGCAATGGACGCGATCAGCACAAAGATCCAGGAGATCTGGAATGCCATCGTTGCCTTCCTGACTCCGCTTCTCACTGCATTACAGAGCTTTTTCCAGACAATCTGGACGGCCATTCAGACTGTGGTGACTACGGTGTTGACCACGATCCAATCCATCTTTACGACGGTCTGGAATGCTATCAAATCGGTTGTAACGTCTGTGCTGAATGCCATCAAGGGTGTGGTGACGAGTATCTGGAACAGCATCAGCGGCTATATCTCCGGTGTGATGAATACCATTAAGAACACGGTTTCTTCCATCTGGAATAGCGTAAAGTCGGCTGTCGGCAGCATCATTGGTCAGATTTATGACGTGATTCATTCTGGCTTTGAGCGAGCAGTCGGCTATGTAAAGGGGCTTGCTTCTCAGGCATTCAGCTGGGGACGTGACCTCATCATGGGTATCGTGAATGGTATCAAGTCAGCTGTTGGCGTAGTTACCGATGCGGTAAATGGTGTGGCAAACAAGATTCGCTCTGTACTGCACTTCTCCGTTCCGGATGAAGGACCGCTCACGGATTATGAATCCTGGATGCCGGACTTCATGGCTGGACTTGCTCGCGGAATTGAAGAGAGCAAAAGCCTTGTGGCAAAGGCAATGGATGGTGTTGCGACCAGCATGGTGATCAACCCGCAGATCAGAAGAATGGAAACTGCCACAGCCACTACATCTACCGGAACATCTGATACCCTTTCCGGTATCACATCCGCAATTCGCGAGGGCCTTGCTGGTGTAACTGGTCAGTCCGGAGACATCGTAATTCCGGTCTATCTTGGAGGCACGATGTTAGATGAAGTCATTGTCAATGCCCAGCAAAGGGCAAATCTTAGAAGCGGAGGTCGGTAACGATGGCATTTATACAATACTTAAATTTCAACAGTACTGTCCTTCCACTGCCGGATTCCTATGACCTCGATCTTTCCGATGTAGAGGCGGATTCCAGCGGTGAAACGGAAGCAGGTACTACGCAGCGGGATGTCGTAAGGACGGGTGTCGTGAAGATATCCGTCTCTTTCTCTGTATCCCCGAAATGGCTGAAGCAGCTGACGGCCTATTCCAAGCTACCAAAGCTGACAGTTCAGTATTTTGACACCGAAGATTTATCCCAAAAAGAAACAGAAATGTATATCAGCGGATTTAAGACGAAGCTCAAAAAGGACACCTCCTATAAGGGACTGTGGACAGTGAGCTTTACCCTGAACGAATTTTAATGGAGGTGGTGCTGTGTATCCAGTATCGGATGCCTTTATACAGGCAATCAAAAGTAATACAAGAAAATATTACTGGACCGGCACGATCACCACCAGTGATAAGAAAATCTATGAATTTGGAAATAAGGATATCGTAAAAGGCAGCGGATATATTTCGAGGCAGTGCTGTGGGAACTCAGAAATTGAGCTTGGCTCCGTATATGCCGCAGAGCTTGGCATCAGCCTGTTCTGTGATATCGACCGATACACCCTGGATGGCGCAGAAATCAAGCTCTGGTTCCATCTGCTGCTTGGCGATGGCAGTACGGAGAGCATTCCGATGGGTGTGTTCTATGTGGCCGAAGCCAATCGGCGTATCAAAACACTGGAGCTGAAAGCCTATGATGGAATGCTGAACCTGGATAAAGCCTTCAATAAAGGTCTTTCCAGTGCAGCTCCCTATGAATTTCTTTCTCTGTTATCGAAGGCGTGCCATGTGGAGCTTGCGCAAACAAAGGAAGAAATCGAGGCCCTGCCGAATGGCACCGAGCTGCTTGGTATCTATCAGGATAATGACATCGAATCGTGGCGTGATTTTCTCTATTACCTTGCCCAGATGCTTGGCTGCTTTGCGGTCATTGATCGTTATGGAAAGCTCTGTCTGACCTCTTACGGGAGCACGCCAGTCATGGCAATTGATATTCGTCATCGCTTCAGCAGCAGCTTTTCCGATTTTGTGACGCGCTACACAGCGGTCAGCTCCACCAACAAAAAGACAGAGACAGCGGAATACTATGCGAAGGATCCGGATGATGGACTGACGATGAATCTTGGCGTAAATCCGCTTTTGCAATTTGGCTTGGAAGAAACGAGGAAACGAATCATTACCACGATTCTCGATGTTGTTTCGACTGTGGAGTATGTACCCTTTGATTCAGAAACCATCGGCAATCCTGCGCTGGACCTGGGAGATGTTCTTCGCTTTACCGGCGGTCATGCAGATGAAACCAAGCAGTCTGCAATCACTTCCATCTATACAAAAATCAATGGAAAGCAAACCGTGAAATGTGTCGGCAAGAATCCAAGACTTGCTGCAGCAAAAAGTAAAAATGATAAGAACATCAGTGGACTGATCAGCTCCATTGGAGAAGCAAAGCTCAGTATTTATACCTTCACCAATGCCCTGGCACTGGATGCCGGAGAAGAAAAGCTGTCCATCATCAACATGGAATTTGCATCCGGCGATGAGACCAATGCGGAGTTTCATGCCCAAGCGATCATGGAGGTGGAAAGTAATCCTGATACCCGGACGCTTACTGCAGAAACGACCATTGACCTTGGAACAACCACAGATGACGAGGGAAACGAAGTTGAAAACAAGAAGGTGATTTCATTTCCACTCTCCTGGGACGAGGACGGGAAAACTGCACTCTCAGTTTTCTATGTGCTGGATGGTCATGAGGTTGAGGAATTCCACCCGAAGGAATCCTGGCTCAGCGGCAAGCATCTCCTGACGCTCTATTATCCAATCATCGGCCTTACGGCAAATCAGCTTCATACCTTTGAGGTGCTGATCTCCATGAAAAATGGAAGCGGGCATATCGAGGCACAAAATATCATGGCGACGATCACCGGCCAGGGACTTGGTGTGCAGGAACGCTGGGATGGACGGATCACGGCAAATGATACCCTGAAGAAGATTCTTCTTTCCTCTATGCCAACGCATACGCTGCATGACGCTGTTATGGTACACTTCCTTGCTCCGAAAAAGACAGGATTAAACGACCAGGTGGCATCTATCTCCTTAACCGGAATGCCGATGCGATCCATGAAGGACTCGCTTCGCCTCTTTGCACCAATCGTGCATGACGTGGTTGAAACCGCTGATAAAAAGAAGATGCTGTACCAGAAGGAATATGTACTTGCAGAGGAGATATTCAAGCTTCGTAAGGACTATGCCCTCTCTGGAAATAGCAATGTCCGCCTCGATCGTGGCCGGATGCTGAAGCTTGTGATTCCGACAGGCAACTTCGATAGCTTGACCGATCTGACGATCCTGCCATTTGATACGCTTCCTTTTATCAATATGAAGGTTTTATACGCAGATGGCCTTCAGATAAATGAATTTATCGAGAGGATTGATGGCGCAGTAAAGCTGAAGCAATCTTTTAGCACATGTATTTCTGGCCAGGACCAGAAGATCGACCGTGGCCGACTTGCTGCATTTTCACTTGGGCTTCAGAACATGACCGAAATAACAGAACTGGAGGTAAGCAATGTTTGATTATGGAACTATCGAAGATCTTTTAAAGAGCACAGAGCACATGGAGATCCTTCGAAATAATTCTCTGCAGGATGATGGCACCGATACCGTGAAAGGCGTTGACTGGTTTCAGTACAAAGGAAAAAACGCTTCTACACTTTATGTCAGCGGCAACTCCTGGATTGGCTTTGGAGAAAATGCAGAACAGCTGAAAATCGTCCGCAGGGATACGGATCTTATGACACTTCGAAGAGAGGAAGGCACGATCTGGGGAACCTACAAGTTCCTTCGCATCCGCTGGGAAGGCTACTCCGTGCACGGTAATCGAAACGAGGCAACTCGTATGATCTGGGATGCAATTCTGTTCGATACAGGAGAAATCTGCGTCTCCTTTGACACGATTCCAACGAGCAGCAGTTACCTGGCGGATTCCACTCTGGTTACCGGTGATGGCACGATTTCCTTTACAGCTCTTAACGGAAAGATCATCTCTTTTAAGCCGAAGGATGCATCTGGGAACAGCTTTGAATATGTGGATCATGCACCTGTTTTTCTTGATCCATACAATCGAAGATATCTTATCTCTGATGCAGATAGCGTACTGTATACCGTGGAGGAGAATGCGCTTGTTAAATTAGAGGAAACAGAACTCACAGCAGAACTTTTTGAGACTCGTGGTGTACAGGATATCCCGGATGGAAAGTTGCTCATCGTGCTTCAGGATCCAACCATTCTTTACTGGCATGATTCCGAAAATCTCTTCCCAGACATGATGGTAACCTACACAGGAGTGCCAATTCCACAGGTGCTTTATTCCGAAAACATCGATATGTCGGATGCCACAATTCTTGGCATTGAAAAGGTAACTGCTGACTGCTCGAACGAGGTGTTGTTTGCTGTCTCCTTTGATGATGGGGGAAGCTGGTGGAGTTGTATCAATGCGGTGTGGGCAAAGCTGTCCGAGGAGAAATCCGGAATGTCGAAGGCTGCACTCGAAGCCATCAGCGTGGATTCCTGGGCAGAGAAAGCAACCACTGGGCAGCTGAAATATCGATTTATTATCAGCGGTGCCGATGGGTATCTCACATCCATCACGACCGACTATCTGAATACGGAGGAATAACGATGCTGAAAGGAAAAAGTGTAATCGAACTAACAAATGTCCATAACGGCAAAAAGGAGCATTACGAAGATACTAACCTGGTGACAGAAGCTGCAATGGATATCCTGAACTGCAACATCAAAGGCATGCTATACAACAACACTACTTTTAATGGTACCAGTGGAGATGATTGGATGCTGCCGCTCAAGAAAAATATCATGGGCGGCATCCTGTTGTATCAGAATGCACTTGAAGAACGAGCAGACAATATCTACGCTCCGCTGAATAATCCGCTGATCGGCTATGCTTCGGATGATGCCAATAACACAGAGGATATCCGGCGAGGCAGCCGGAACCTTACCGAGAGCAAAGAAGTGGATGGCGGGTACCGGTTTGTCTGGGACTTTGCTACCTCGCAGGCAAATGGTACGATTTCTGCTATCTGCCTTTCCAACACGCTGGCCGGAAAAGGTACGCAGTATGCCGGTAACTACATGGTCAGAATTGGAACCTGGTCTGCAAATGTTCAGGATAAATATAAGCCTTATTGCATGCGTGGAAACAAGCGCGTTTATATCGGCGAGGGCTATCGCCTGGAAATGACAACGTATTATAACTCCACGCAGGCCATACTTCGAAAGATTCATGATGATTATCTTCATGCAGCGCTCGTTGATCGACCGCTGACAAGAATGACCACAGAGGCCGATGAGGAAACCACAATCGAGCTGAACCATTACCCTTCCTACTACCACTATATTGGAGGACAGAAGGATGGAACAGAGGAACCGTATAACGATAATTCTGGAATCTGGAATTATCTGTATCATGGTGCTGACGGAAAATGGTATGGATTGGTTCGACGGGCAAACCGAAAATACAATTATACCAGCGGCAACAAGGACTACTACACTCACCAGAATTACGAATGGTACATGGACTGTATTGACGGCAATAAATGCACTACGCAGAAAATCGTCGCTCCAAGCGACATCAGTGAATTCTACAGCTTTGGTATGAGCGGAAAATGGCTCATGTGCTATACCGGCAATCAGGTGTATCGCATTGATACCACCAATGTGGCAAATATCGAGCTTGTGCCGAATATCACCTATGTTTCATCAACTGTCTGGACCTATATCGTGGATGATGACATAGTAATCAATGGTTGGTATTTCCTAAACGGTGAGCCAAAAATCTATGTTCGTGATACGCCAGATGCAAGCTATGCATCCTGGGGACGAAACCAGATGGCTCGGTATAAGACCTACGCGCTTCGCGAGTGGATATTTCAATCGAATGTCTACAATCTGTACCGGGAGCTGTTCTTGATTACTCCCTACCTTGCCACCATCAATAACCTAGGCACTCCGGTCATCAAGACCGCAGATAAGACCATGAAAATCACATACACCATTACAGAGGAATAGCTCTGTGACACCTTGGAAGCAAGCATCTCATGATGAGGTGCTTTTTTCATACCCAAAATTCAAAGGAGGACAAACATTATGAAAGAATTCTGGAACACGATTCAACTCGCATTTGCAGCTGTCGGAGGATGGCTCGGCTACTTTCTCGGTGGCTGTGACGGCCTGCTTTATGCACTGCTTGCCTTTGTGGTGATCGATTACATCACCGGTGTCATGTGTGCGATTGCAGACAAAACCCTCTCCAGTGAGGTCGGATTCAAAGGCATCTGCCGAAAGGTGCTCATCTTCCTGCTGGTCGGAATTGCAAACGTCCTTGATGTGCAGGTCATCGGTACCGGCAGTGTGCTTCGTACCGCTGTGATCTTTTTCTACATTTCCAATGAGGGTGTAAGCCTTCTTGAGAATGCAGCGCATCTCGGCCTTCCGGTACCGGAGAAGATCAAAACCGTTTTAGAACAGCTCCATGACAGAGCAGAAAGTGAGGATAAATAAAATGGCTTATACAAACAGCTCCCTGGTATCCTATACCAAGCTCAGTCCAAACCACTCCGGACAGAGAACACATTCCATCGACCGCATCACGCCACACTGCGTGGTCGGTCAGTTATCTGCTGAGAGTATCTGCGGATGCTTTACCAGCCCTTCTCGTCAGGCCTCCTGCAACTATGGCATCGGTACTGACGGACGCATTTCCTTATGTATTGAAGAGAAAAACCGCAGCTGGTGCTCCTCTTCTAATGCTAATGACCAGAGAGCCATCACCATCGAATGCGCCTCTGACATGTCGGAGCCCTATGCGATGAATGATAAGGTCTACGCTTCCCTTATCTCGCTCTGCACCGATATCTGCAGGCGTAATGGCAAGAAGAGGCTTCTGTGGCTTGGAGATAAGGACCGGACTTTGAATTATGCACCGAAATCCGACGAGATGGTGATCACTGTCCACAGGTGGTTTGCCAACAAATCCTGCCCTGGCAACTGGCTCTATGCACGCCTGGGTGATCTGGCCGCAAAGGTTACTTCAAATCTTGGTGGAAATACTTCTCCTGCCACGGATCATCTTTATCGTGTACAGGTCGGAGCTTATAAGAACAAGGCCAATGCTGATGCACAGCTTGCCCGCGTAAAAGCCTCTGGCTTTGATACCTATATGGTACAGATCGGAGGACTCTATAAGATTCAGGTCGGTGCCTATCGTGAGAAAGCCAATGCTGACAACATGATGATAAAGCTCAAGGCTGCCGGTTTTGATGCCTTCATCACAACTGAATCCGGTGCCTCTGTTTCAACGTTCAAATCCATTGATGAAATCGCTCGTGAAGTCATCCGTGGCGACTGGGGCAATGGCGCTGACAGAAGAAATCGCCTTACTTCTGCCGGATATGATTATGTGGCTGTGCAGGCAAAAGTAAATGAATTACTGGGATAACCATCAGGGTCTATGAGGATTTGCGTCCTTATAGGCCCTTTTTCTTTTTATCCGCTCAAATCGACTGCTCATCTCCAGTGGAAAGTGAAGAACTGAAACTGGAGGTACTTTTCATGCAGAAAGAAACAAAAGCAGTATTACAGGCAACAGATATCGCTTCTCATCTAAAGGCCGTACCGATATTATCCATCGAAATTCAACAGGATTACGACTACTTCATGGCCCAGAGAGCCAGCAAAGCGCTACTCTCCGCTGGACTTATTTCCTTGGTGGAATTCAACAAATTGACGCAGCTAAACCGCGATACATTCTCTCCGATGTTCGTCGAGATTATGCCCAAAATTACTTGATATATGTAGCTTTTAGAGTGATGTATATACACTGACAAAGGAGGTGAAACACCATGAAGAAGGTAACCAAAATCGATAAAATCCAACCTTCACAGACCTCGAAGAAGAAGCTTCGGGTGGCTGCTTACTGCCGCGTTTCCACGGATTCTGATGCACAGCTCGAAAGCCTAGATGCACAGAAAGAGCATTACAAAAACTACATCACCTCCCGTGATGACTGGGCCTTTGCAGGGCTCTACTTTGACGAAGGTATCACCGGCACCAAGGCTGATAAAAGGCCAATGTTCCTGCAACTTATCGAAGATTGTAAAGCAAAGAAAATCGACTTTGTAATCACCAAGTCCATCAGCCGCCTCTCCCGAAATACTACAGACTGCTTGGAGATAGTAAGAACACTTCTGTCACTGGATATTCCGATCTATTTTGAGAAGGAAAATATCAACACCGGCTCGATGGAAAGTGAGCTGTTTCTTTCCATCCTGAGCTCTATGGCCGAAGGCGAATCCGCTTCGATTTCCGAAAATAACAAGTGGAGTATTAAGAAACGCTTCCTGGATGGAACCTATAAGCTCGGATATGTGCCTTACGGCTACCGCTGGAAGGATGGAGAAATCCTGGTGGATCCGGCACAGACTGAAATTGTAAAGCGCATCTTTAGAGAGCTTCTTTCCGGGAAAGGCACAGAGGCTATCGCCAAGGAGCTAAACCAGGAACAGGTTCCAACCAAGAAAGGCGGCCGCTGGACCTCTACCAGCATTCGCGACATCATCAGGAATGAAAAATATACCGGTGACTGCATTTTCCAGAAAACCTATACCGACAGCAATTTTAATCGCCACAAGAACGACGGCCACCTCGATCAGTACTATGTGCCAGATCACCACGAAGCAATTATCAGTCATGAGGATTTTGAAGCCGCAGCAGCCTTGATTGAACAGCGGGCAAGTGAGAAAGGTATCAAGAAGGGAAATGCTAAGTATCAACAGCGCTATGCCTTTTCCAGCAAGATTATCTGCGGCGAATGCGGGAATACCTTCCGTAGGAGAATCCATTCCAGCACCTACGGGAAATACGCAGCCTGGGTATGCAACACTCACCTGGAGGACACCAGCAGGTGCTCTATGCTTTATATCCGTGATGATGATTTGAAGCTGGCATTTATCACGATGATCAATAAGCTGGTCTACTGCCACAAGCTGGTCTTGAAGCCTTATTTGAAAACGCTACAGGAAAACACCGGCGATGCATCGCTTCTGAATATCCAACAATTAGAAATGCTGCTGGAGCAGAACACCGAACAGCGAGAAACCCTGCATAAGCTGATGGGACAGGGCTACATTGACCAGATTCTTTTTACCCAGGAAAACAATGCTCTTCTATCGCAGGCCAATGACTATCGCAATGAAATCGAAGCACTAAATCGCTCCCAATCACTGGATGCCACAAAGGTATACGAGACGGAGCGCTTGCTACACTTCTGCGAACGTGGAGAAATGCAGATGGAATACAGTGAAGAATTATTTGAGCTATTCGTGGATCACATTGAGGTTTACAGCCGCCAGAAAATCGGCTTTGCACTTCATTGTGGTCTTATTTTGAAGGAGATGATTTGATGGGACACACACCCTTCGGTTACCGGATCGAGAATGGCAAGGCAGTGATAGATGAAGCTGCTGCCGCTCAGGTTCGAGACCTTTACAAGAATTATTTAAGCGGTCTATCCCTTACCAATGCTGCAAAGGCATCCGGGCTCAACCTACTCCATTCTGGTGCCAAGCGCATGATGCTAAACAGGCATTACCTCGGAGATGACTTCTACCCGGCCATCATTGATCCGGCATCCTTTGATGCCGTCAGTGCGGAGCTTAATAAGCGCTCTACGCAGCTCGGACGGAACGACCGCTACATTGCACCAATCATAAAAAGGCCACCTACCGCCTTTCGACTTGGTGACATTACAGAGAATTATGAAAATCCGGTCAGGCAGGCAGAATACCTATACAGCCTGATAGAAAGCGAGGTCAAATAATGGGAAATGTTATGGTCATCCCTGCAAAACGGCAGGTCGGAAACACTGCCAGACAGCAGGATGCAAAGCCAAAGCTCAGAGTCGCGGCGTATTGCAGAGTCAGTACTGACAGCGATGAGCAGGCTACAAGCTACGATGCTCAGGTTGAGCATTACACTGAACTTATTCAGAAGAATCCGGAATGGGAATTTGCCGGTATCTATGCGGATGATGGTATTTCCGGCACCAACACCAAAAAACGTGAGGACTTCAACCGTATGATTGACGACTGCGAAGCCGGAAACATCGATATGATCATCACCAAGTCCATCAGCCGATTTGCCAGAAACACACTGGATTGTCTGAAATATATCCGCAAGCTAAAGGAGAAGAACATCCCCGTCTTCTTCGAAAAGGAAGCCATCAATACAATGGATGCCAAGGGCGAGGTCCTGATTACGATTATGGCTTCCTTGGCGCAGCAGGAATCACAATCCCTCAGTCAAAACGTAAAGCTGGGACTCCAATTCCGCTATCAAAGCGGCCAGGTGCAGGTAAATCACAATCACTTCCTCGGCTACACCAAGGATGCAGATGGGAATCTCATCATCGATCCAGAGCAAGCGGAGGTGGTAAAGCGCATCTACCGGGAATACCTGGAGGGCTACTCTATGGACCGGATTGCAAAAGGTCTGGAGGATGACGGCATTCTCACCGGCGCTGGCAAAACAAAATGGTGGACCAGCACCATCAACAAGATTCTTCGAAATGAAAAATACATCGGTGATGCCCTTCTTCAGAAGACCTACACCACAGATTTCCTGAATAAAACCAGAGTGAAGAACAATGGCATTGTTCCGCAATACTATGTGGAAGGCAACCACGAAGCAATTATTCCGAAGGATATTTTCTTACGGGTGCAGGAAGAGCTGGTACGCAGGCGAGTAGTCAAAACCAGTACCAATGGCAAAAAGCACTCCTACAGCTGCAACCACTGCTTTGCACAGATTGTCATTTGCGGCGAATGCGGTGAAATGTTCCGCAGAATCCACTGGAACAATCGCGGCTGCAAATCCATCGTCTGGCGCTGCATCAGTAGACTGGAGCCAACCGGGCAGGAATGCCACGCAAGAACTGTCAATGAGACGATATTAGAGAATGTGGTAGTTCAAGCCATCAACACGCTCCTTGGTGATAAGTCAACCTACCAGGCGCAGCTCCAGCAGAACATCGCTAAGGTGATCCGAAGCGCTCAGCAAAATACCGCTGATGGCATTGACGAAAAACTGCAGGAGCTCCAGAAAGAGCTTCTCAAAAAGGCCAACAACAAAGAGGCCTACGACGAGATTGCCGATGAGATTTTCAAGCTCCGAGAGCAACGCGAGAAATGCACGGTTGACACTGCCGCCAGAGACGCACAGATTGCCCGCATCAATGAACTGCAGGATTTCATCAAGCAGCAGCCCGCACACCTGGAAGCCTTCGACGAGGCCCTGGTAAAGCGCTGGCTTGAGCGAATCATCGTCTGGGATGATCACTTCACTGTGGAACTCAAGTCCGGACTGAAAATTGAAATTGATGGATAA